GTAATCTCCCTTACTTGTTCTCGATCCTTTGTATCTACTCCACCATGGACAAAAAATACTTGTCTTTCATCAACCGTATTATTATTTATCATATGATATAAAGGTTCACCATGACCCTCAACTCTTGCAAAAAGAACCAAAGTATTTCCTTTGAGATCTAATGCAAGATTTCTTATGAACTTATTTCTGCGTTCATGATTGATAATATATTGAACTTCTTCTTCAAAGTTTTCAAACTTATGTGCTGGGTGCTTCAGTAGAAGTACATTGATATCCAGTTTAGCAACATGACCCTTCGCCATCAACTCTTCGGTACGAATAATTTTGTACGAAGCCCCAAACAATCCCTCAAGAACCCATTTATGAGTTTGTGTTCCATCAAGTGTTCCGGTAAAACCAAAACGATATTTTGCATCAGCAAGTTTTGACATTATAGATATTAATGACTTTGATTTAAACTGGTGTGCTTCGTCTCCGATAACTACATTAAATCGTTCAAAGTATTTGCGGGGAAGTTTGTAGATAGACTGCCAGGTAGTAATAATAACTTGAGAATCCGTTTCTCTCTCCTTCCCCGCATAGATCTTGTGACAATATGAACCTACATCCCAACCATAGTCTGCAAAGTCTTTATACATCTGCTCTACTAGCGAAGTCGTCGGAACGACTATCAGAATATTTTGTTTCTTCTCAACGTAATATCTCACAAGAGAATATATCATCAGAGACTTTCCAGAAGCAGTTGGGGATATCAACAATTTTCTATTATGTTTTAAGGCGTCGTATACTCCCTCAACTTGGTAATCTCTCGGTGAATACTTACAAATAGCATTCATATAATCTTTCACACCTTCCTTTGAGATAAAGTTATTCGTCTCAAAAGGAAGACCATAATACTTATTATCTACAAACTCATAAGTATATCCGTGGTCATCACAAAACTTTGTAACCTTATCTAACAACCCAACATAAATCTCTCCAGTCTGGGTATTAAATAATCTTATCTTTCCATCCCAGTATTTACTACGATACGAGGACATAAACTTTGCACCAGGAACCTCAAAGGTAAACTGGTCTGATAATTCGTAGTATACGTGAGGTTCTGCCTTAACCTGTAAATATACTTCATTCTTTTTTGATATAATCAAATGAGACATAACTCATAGGTTCACCTATAAGTATTTAGTTCATGCTGTCAAACTGATGTTCTAAAATAAGTCTATAAAAATTATCTCTCATCGCAATTAAATTTACCTGTTCTTCTGGTTCTCCTCCAGACCATTTTTGGACTGCTTGTCGAAGTCCTTCATGAATAAGTCTAATTCCTCTGATATTTAATTCTATAGAGTAATAGTCGTCGTCCATTAGTTAAAACCTGCTTGGAATTTGTGCCAGTCTATTGAGTTCTTAATTTGGAAAGTTCTATTCGAAACTGTTTTAATAATTTCTTCTAAGAACTTGAGCATCACATCATAATAACGAATTTTGAGGTCAATAGTATTTAACTTCTCATCGGCATCCATATACCTCTGTAATGCTTCTTTATCTCTAACTTTGTATGGGAATGGTTCTTCGGCATAAACCTCTGCTGTTGCCTTTCCTGTGTAATAGTTATATCTTTCTAACTTTATACGATTATAAGTTCCTCTCGCCTTCTCTCTCAAAAGAGTGATGGTATTGTATAGAGTGTAATATTTTGAATGAAGTTGTGGAATTTTTAGTGATTCATCATGTAGGTTATCAGGGTCGATTTGAGAATCCTTTTCCCACATCTCCTGAATTTGATCAAGGTTCATAAGGGTGTTCTGTTATCAGCAGCTAATATATTATACACAGTATACTTGAAAGTGACCTCTGCTGTAAAGTAGTTGATATCCGTATCACTTGCTTCAAAATCCAAAGAAGTCAAATATATTGGAAATAAATCTCTGAATTTTACAATAGCAACATCTCTAAAGTTACTATTTAAAATATGAAGACTTCCATCACTAAATTGATTTTTTAAATCTCTTACACCGTCAATTTCTGTTGTTAAATCCCTAAATTGTTGAGGTGTTTCTGAATATCCCAATCCGGTCATCCAATTATGAATTGCCATATAGTTGACCATATTTTCATCAACTAAAAACCTTAAGGAAAAGTCTCCATAAGTGAGTTTATCTCCAGGAACATCAACATCTTTAAGATATGATGGTTGAACTGCCGTTCCTAAACTTATATTGGGAATAATAGCAGAGTTTGAAAAAAAATCAACTTTTGGTTCTTTTGCTAATGTAAATTTAAAACCAATAGGTGATAAAAAATTCCTATTTCCTATCTGCTTATTAAATGTCATCGATATTGTTTTATTTGTATTTAGATAAAAAAAGAGGGTCCGAAGACCCTCTGTGAGAAATATGTGAACCGTGGATCACATGAGGTTTTGAACCTTGACTCTTCTGTAGTAACGGTTTGCGTTAGTCTGCAGTCTACCAGGATTGGTAACAGGAGCAGCACCTTCTGCGAAGGGGTTGGCAACAATACCGTAACGAGTCTTAAAGCCGATCTTAGGCTGGAAGGTGTTCTCTCCAACTGCACGAACCATCTGAAGAGGAACGTAAGGGCAATAGAACAGACCTGCGTCATAAGGTGAAGAACCTTTATAACCAGCAACATAGTACTGACTACCGGTTGCATTAGGTTGATTTGCAGAATAAGGATCGATATAGACCTTATACTTACCAGCAAGGACACCTGCGAAGGTGTTACCGGTGTCATCAACGTTCAGGTTTGCATTGAGTGCAGGGGTGTAATCAAGTACACCAGCCATGGTCAGTGCGGAAGCAACATCTGCGGAACACAGAATCATGTTGCCCTTTCCTCTACGAGTTCTTTGTGCGATTGCGTTCGCATCTCTCTCGATTTGGAAAATAAGACCTTTGAACTTCTCAACAGACCAACGTCCATTGGAGTCAACGTCAAGGTCAAAAGTACCGGCAGTAGCAACATTCTGTTGAGCACCGGGTTCTGCAACCTTATAGATGGTTCTGATGACTTCTCTGTTGATTTCCGCAAGGATTTCAGTGGAGAGAATGTTGGCAAGTTCTGCCTCGGCATTCAAACCATGAATAGCCTTGAGGTCTTGTGCCAGTTCCAGAGAATACTCTGCTTTCAAAGCACGGGACTTAGCAGTAACGGTGACTTTCTCAATCGAGAATGCCATCTCGTTGAATGACTGACCATCTCCGAGTTCTTCAGAGAATGCAGTATCCATACCCTGACCAACGGTATAACCGGTGGTGGTTTGGGTTGTAGGATTAAGCAGACCAGGATTGGAACCTCTTTGGGTGTCAGTTCCTAAACCAACTGCAGATCCTTGAGATCCAGTAGTGTATGGATCAGAAGTACTGATTCCACTGTTGGAGAATGCGGTGTTTGCTTCGTCGAAGAGTGCTTCTGCACCACTTTGACTCGTGAAGCGTGAACGCATTGCGAAGATCAGTCCAGTAGGACCGTTCATCGGTTGAACACCTGCGAGGTCATATGCGACCAGGTTAGGCATTGCGCGTCTGATCAATGAAATCAGAACGGGGTCGAAGTTAGCAACTCCGGATCCAGTTGAGTTCGTAGGAGCTTCGGAAAGAAACTCACGCTCTTCATTGATTGATTTTTCTTGGTTCTCCAGAAGAACTGCGGTAACCATTCTACGGTGAGCATCATTGATGCCTCCGAGACCCTCATGGTTGAGGATAGGTGCCCACTTCTCCTGAAGGTGTTCAGCATTGAAACCTTGCATTTGAATTTACCTTGTTAAAAATTTTAGTTTGATTTATAATTAAAAAATCACTTTTGCGAAACTCTAGTCAGAGTATCGAGATATGACTCCATTAAACCAGTAACTGGTTGTGCAATGGATTCGGAACTCTCGGAAATATTCTCTGAGTTGTCTCTTTGAGCACCAGCATTTTCTGGGAAATATGAATTTCTCAGGGTTGCTAGTTTCTCACGATATGTATCTTCACTATCAAACTCAACATTTTCGGCAAGAGAAGCGAGTTTATCCTTCTGGGAAAGTGCGAGACCTTCACAGACATCGGAGAAGATTACATCAGCAACCGACTCAGCTAATCTTTGATTAAGAGCAACATTTGACTTAATTTGCTCGTTGAGTTTATCTTCCATTTCATCTAGTTTTTCCACCATTGCGGCGGTTACATCATATTTTTCTTCAGGGATTGTTACATAATGATCTTCAAAAAGACTTCTCATTCCAGTCAGGAATGATTCGGTCATTTCTGCCTTGAGACCTTGCTCAATTGCGAGTTGATTTTCAGAAATCCACTCTTCGGCAACATACTCAAGGTATGCATCAACTCTACTAGTTAGTTCTTCCTTAATAAGAATAACTTCTTCTTCGAGAGTTGTTTCGTATTGTGCCTTCAGTTCTTCTTGAACTTCGGCAACTTTTGTTT